AAAACTATTAGCAAGAATATTTCAAAAGAAGTTAAATCAGGCAAGCCACAAAAGCAAGCCGTTGCTATTGCATTAAGCGTGGCAAAAGAAGCTAAAGCCAAGGGCAAAAAGAAATGATATTCCCCGCATTGGTTTATAAAAGCCCGGGCAACTATACGCACCATGCAACTAAAGGTTCTTACGACTGCATAGCAGCTATTGATGCTGATATGTTGGCGGTATGGTTAGAACGCGGTTATCATTTGAGCATTGATGATGCGGTTAAAGCCGCAGGCGATAAAGCTTTTAAGGTCAAAAAGGTAACATTGAGCGTAAAGCCTAAGAAGAAGAAAAAGCCTTCTAAGCCGCTAGGTATTGCCAAGCCTGAGAAAACGGCTGCAATGGCCGATAATGCACCTCCAACACGGGCAGAATTAGAAACCAAAGCTACAGAGTTAGGAATCAAATTCGATGGCCGGTGGAGTGACAAACGTTTACAGCAATACATTGCTAATCAACTGGGGTAAATCATGGGCTATTCAAAGCGTCAATTTATAGCAGCCGCATTCGAGGAAATCGGCTTAGCATCTTATGTCTTTGATCTTAGCCCGGAACAAATAGAATCGGCATTGCGGCGCTTAGATGCAATGATGGCAGAATGGAACGGCAAGGGCATACGCTTAGGCTATCCATTGCCATCTAGTCCACAATATAGCGATGTAAATGCGCAGTCAGATGTACCTGACGCTGCATTTGAAACTATTATCACTAATTTGGCGATACGCATTGCACCTAGTTACGGCAAACAAGTAATGCCAGATACTAAAATCACTGCAAAAAATGCTTACAATACACTTTTATCGCGTGCAACACTGCCAATGCAAGCGCAATTAGTGCAGTTACCAAGCGGTGCAGGTAATAAGCCATGGCGATATAACAATCCATTCTTAAATAGACCAGTTGACCCAGTGTTAGCAGGTCAAGATGGTGAAATACAGTTTAATTAAGGGACAAAATGCCAACAATTAACCAACTTTCAAGCATTGGCACAGTTCAGGCCGGTGACTTAATCCCCGTTTACGTGCCAAACAATGGCGATGCCCGAAAAATGTCAGTAAGCGCATTGTTGGCCTACTTTCAGCAAACCTTTGCAAGCCCCGATGTGTTTACTCAGTTTGTAACACCTGGCACTGGCTTTAATGTGGCTGTAACCAATAACGGTAACAACGGCTGGCTACTGCTACAACCGGCTGGCACGCTGGCAACCGGCACAATCACACTGCCATTAAACACCGTAGCAGCCGATGGGCAAGAGTTAACCGTAACCACTACCCAGCAGATTACAGCCTTAACAATTGGTCTAAATGGTGCAACAGCAGTATTCGGAGCACCTACATCATTAAATGCAAACGCATTTTTTAAACTTAGGTTTTATCAGACCACCAATAGCTGGTACAGAATAGGTTAAATCATGACATTCCTAGCCAAAAAACAGCAAGCACAGTTTGCGCTTACAGCTACTTTTTACGTAGATGTAGCACCTCTGACCAATAGCGGATGGACTACAGTTTATCGAGTGGATAACGCATTCTCAGTGCCTAAGTTGGTAGTATTGGCTAAGTTCATGCAGCCTACTAAAATAGGGCCATACACTTCGGACATTATTATCCGCATTTTGGCGAGCACCGATGACGTGGAATATAGCGTTGTTGACCCTACACCGGCACCATTACCACCGGCACCAGATCCAACTGCACCACCACCAACATCTACAACACCAGTTGCAACCGTAGGTATTAGTTCAGCGGTACAGGCAGAATTAGACAAAAAGGCACCATTAGATGCTAATGGCAAAGTGCCAATTGCCAATTTGCCTATTGACTTAAATTCGAGCATTGTTGCTGATAAGCATTACACACACAATCAAACTGTAGCAGCAGCAACATGGGCTGTAACGCACAGCATGAGTAAATATCCCGCCGTTATGATTACAGATAGCACGGGAGCAGAGGTTGAGGGGGAAGTTCAATATACAGGGCTTAACACTTTGACAATTAAATTCTCGGCACCATTCGCTGGGAAGGCTTTTTTTAACTAAACCGGAGCGTCTTTTATGACCAAGAAAATCCTAGTCTCTTACGACTTTTCGCAAAATGAAATTCAGAACGCTAAGGTTCAAAACTTAGCCTCTGACCCCAGTTCACCAGTAGCCGGCCAGATTTGGTACAACACCACCACCGGCAAGCTAATGGTTCGTGATGGTTCGGCCAATGTGGACGTTACCGCTCGCGCTAACCATTCAGGCACCCAGTTAGCAGCCACTATCAGCGATTTGGCAAGCGTAGTGCAAGCTACCCGCCTTGACCAGTTCGCAGCCCCTACAGCCGCTGTAAGCGCAAACGGCCAACGTTTGACCGGCGTAGCTGACCCAGTAAGCGCACAGGATGCAGCTACTAAAGGCTATGTAGATGCAGCCGTTAACGGTACAGATTGGAAACAATCAGTACGTGCAGCCACTACCGCTGACATTACATTGTCCGGCTTGCAAACCGTTGACGGCATTAGCCTGGCTAACGGCGACCGCGTACTGGTTAAAAACCAAGCCGCAGTTGAAAACAACGGTTTGTATGCTGCATCCTCGGGCGCATGGGTACGCACTGAAGATGCAAACTCCAATGCCGAAGTTACAGCCGGCCTAACCGTGATGGTTGAAGAAGGCGTGACTATGGCAGATAGCCAATGGCGTCTTATTACCGATGGCGGGATTACCGTTGGCACTACCGGTCTTGACTTTGCCCAGATCGGCGCAGGTACAACCTACAGCGCAGGTGCCGGTATTAGCATTGGCGGTAATACCCTTGCTATTGATACAGGTGTTGTGGCTCGCAAGTTCGCTGCAACTGTGGGAGGTGCTGTTAACAGTGTTGTTAATCATGGCTTTAACAACCTTGACGTAACCGTACAGTGCTACTTTACTGCAACTGGCGAAAGCGTGGAATGTGATGTTGTGCGTAACAGCGTGAACCAAGTTACTCTTGGCTTCGCAGTTGCCCCAGCCGCAGCTTCTATTCGTGTAGTTGTAACTGGCTAAAATGTAAAGCATATGCCCTCCACAATGCTGGGGGGCATCTTTTAAGGGTTGCCATGTGTATAGATGTTAATGGTTTTATAGTCGGGTTACTACCGGCTGGTAGTGGTGGCGCTGTAGACCCATTGGAGCTTGCAAACACTACACCAACGGCACCCGCAGCGGATAAAGTTAAAGTATTCGGGCGCAAGGTAGGCGGGCGTATGATGCCTGCTTTTATCGGGCCAAGCGGTTTAGATTCAAGTTTGCAGCCGTCATTTGCGCGTAATGCCATTGCTTACGCTCGCGCTATTGGTAACAGCATAACCATTTCAACCGAAGGCATAGCATGGACTGTAGCAGGGGCTAACCAAGCGGCCGCGGCAGTTGGAACATCTAATATACAAATTGCCATGCGCAGGGTTAACTACAACGTTGCAACTGCTGCAACGACTAGCGTTGCAAGTTTTAGATCGGCAGCTTTGCAATTTTTTCGAGGTGCCGCAGGTGGCAAATTAGGCGGGTTTCATTTTATATGTAGGTTTGGCCCCTCACTTGGCGCTGCGGCTAATACGACTAGAACTGGGTTTGTAGGCTTTACATCACTTGCAACAGCACCAGCAAACGTTAATCCGTCAACTGTTGCTAATGTATTGGGTGTTGGATGTGATGCTACCGACACAACATATCAGATTATGCACAAAACCGGCACAGGCGCGGTAACAAAGATAGATACAGGCATCACTAAAAGCGCAGCGGATTATACGGAAATGTATGAATTAGCTATGTTTTGTGCACCCGGTGGTACAGAAATAAATTTTGAATTTACAAACCTTGGTACGGGCGTAGTATTTAAACATACTGCAAACACAAATTTGCCAGCAGCAACACAGTTATTAGCCCCAGTTGGTTGTTACGCAGTGGGGTCAAGTAACAGCGCGATAGGTATCGCTTTTTCTAGCTTATATATTGAAACTGATTATTAAGGTCTTACATGTCAACCAAGCAATTAAACTTTAAATCTTTGCCAGTTATTGCAGCCGCTGATGGCGCAACTAGCCCGGCGCTTACCGCAAGCGATAAGGGCGCATTGGCCTTTAGCACTACCATTAGCAAGGCGCTTATGTGGGATGGCACCAAGTGGTCAAGCAGCGGTCTTAAAGGCGATACAGGCGCCACAGGATCGGTATCAGCAGCAGATCAAACCAAGTTAAACGGCATACAAGCTGGCGCAACTGCAAACGCTACTGATGCGCAATTGCGAGATCGTAGCACCCACACAGGCGCGCAAGCCATTGCAACAGTTACAGGTTTGCAATCTATGCTAGATGGTAAATCATCTACTACGCACACTCACGCAGCCGCTACTACCACAGTGGCGGGCTTTATGTCAGACGCTGACAAGGTAAAGCTAGATGGCGTAGCCGCTGGAGCTAATAACTTTACTTATGCACATCCTGCTAACCACCCAGCTAGTGTTATCGTGCAAGATGCTAGCAATCGCTTTGTAACTGATACCGAAAAAGCAGCGTGGAATGCTAAGCAACCGGCAGGAACTTACGCAACGGGCACAGGTACCGCAAGCGGTACAAATACCGGGGACCAGACCACAATTACCGGCAATGCGGGCTCTGCAACTACTCTATCAACTGGTGCTGATCGTACTAAACTTGACGGCATTGCGGCGGGGGCTAACAACTTTACTTACGCACACCCAGCGAACCATCCGGCTAGTATTATCGCGCAAGACGCAAGCAATCGGTTTGTAACCGACGCGGAGAAATCATCTTGGAATGCCAAAATTGGCAGCGTTAAAACTATTAACGGGCAGCCTATAGTAGGCAGTGGAGATTTAGTTCTTGCCGCGTCTAACTCATTTCCAGTTGATATTTGGGTTAATGGTGTTGTGTTTGGTAGAGGTGGTGGCAACAAGACCGAAAACACATCTAGTGGGTCGAGTGCGTTAAGCCAAAACACGGGCATCCAAAACACTGCATATGGCTTTCAAGCTCTGCAGCTAAATACAACTGCCAACGGTAATACTGCTAATGGTTTTTTAACGTTGTGGCGCAACACAACTGGAGCGGGCAATACTGCTACTGGGGCAACCGCGTTGCAATTCAACACAACAGGCTCTATAAACACTGCGGTAGGAGACAAGGCGCTAAACGGTAATACAACAGGTGCGGGGAACACCGCGGTAGGCCGGGGGGCGCTGGAAAAGAATACAACAGGCTCTTATAATGTATTCCTAGGTTCGGCATACCATCAGGGTGGATATTTTCCGGTTTTTAATTGCACAGTTGAAAATAACCGTGTTGCTATAGGACACACGCTGATAAGCAATGCCTACATTCAAGTACCTTGGACAGTAGTATCAGATGCGCGTGATAAGACAAACTTTAAAGCTATTCCGCATGGCTTGGATTTTGTAAAGCAATTGAAGCCTACCGCATACCAGTTCAGAACTGACCGTGCGAGCGAAAAAACCAACGGCGGCGTGCGGTACGGTTTCAAGGCGCAGGACATTGCAGCCATTGAGCCAGAGGCGGTTATAGTTGATACTACTAACCCCGAAAAACTCTATTACAATGAAAGCAATCTGATTCCCATATTGGTTAAAGCCATACAGGAATTATCGGCTGAAGTAGAGCGCTTAAAAAATGCAAATTCAAATACTTAACGGAATTTTTACGGATAGCACGGCAGACATTAAGACTGCCTATCCGGTAAATCTAATACCAGTGCCTATTGATAGCGGTATCAGCAAGGGCTATTTAAGCCCCGCTGAAGGCTTAGTTGCCAATGGGGCAGGCGCTGGTATAGACCGTGGCGGTATTGAGTGGCAGGGCGTTTGTTATCGCGTTATGGGTACCAAGCTGGTAACCGTTGCAAGCAATGGCGCAGTTACCACGCTCGGCGATGTTGGCGGCACTGGCTTGGTTACATTTGATTATTCATTTGATCGTTTAGCCATTGCCAGCGGTGGGCGTTTGTACTATTGGAATGGCACGCTAACCCAAGTGACAGACCCAGATTTAGGCACTGTTATAGATTTTTGCTGGGTTGACGGTTATTTCATGACAACCGACGGCGAGTTTTTAATTGTCACAGAGTTAAATGACCCTACACAGATCAACCCGTTAAAGTACGGCAGCTCTGAGGTTGACCCTGACCCAGTTATAGCATTGGTCAAATTGCGCAATGAGGTGTATGCCATTAACCGGCACACCATTGAGGTATTTGACAACGTAGGCGGTGATCTATTCCCTTTTCAGCGCATTGAAGGCGCACAGATTCAAAAGGGTGCCATAGGTACGTTTGCATGTTGCGTTTACAACGAGTCTATTGCTTACTTAGGCAGCGGGCGCAATGAAGCACCTAGTATCTATCTTGGTGCAAATGCCACAGCGCAAAAAATCAGCACGCAAGAAATAGATGGTTTGCTTTTAACCTACACCGAAGCACAGCTATCTGGCGTAAAGCTAGAATCACGCAACGATAAATCACACCAATACCTTTATGTGCATTTGCCCGATCGAACTATGGTTTACGACATAGCATCTTCGCAAGTGTTTCAAACTCAGGTATGGTTTACGCTAACAAGCGACATCGTAGGCTTTGGCCAATATCGGGCGCGTAACTTTGTATGGGCATACGACAAATGGCTAATCGGTGACCCTTTGTCTAACTCAGTAGGCTACCTAGACCCCACTATTAGCAGTCACTATGGCGCTAAGGTTCGCTGGGAGTTTGGAACCATGATTGTGTACAACGAAAGCAATGGCGCTATTTTCAACCGGCTTGAATTGGTGGCATTAACTGGCCGTGTTGCTTTAGGCAAAGACCCAAGAATCAGCACCAGCTACAGCGTAGATGGCCTGGTTTGGAGCCAAGAGCGCAGCATAAGCGTGGGCACCATAGGTAACACCGGTAAGCGTTTAGCATGGTTTCAGCAGGGGCATATGCGCAACTGGCGTATACAGCGATTCAAGGGCGATAGCGATGCATACCTATCGTTTGCACGACTTGAAGCGCAGTTAGAGCCTTTGGCCTTTTAATCATGGCAACACAAAAGCTAAACCTAACCCGTGACCAGTTAGCAACGTTTTTAAAAAGTCACGAGCAGATAAAACAGTTTGAGCGTTTGTTTCAAATTGTAGAGGAAATAGCACCGTTAACCGATACGGAAGGCATACAGATCAATGCGGAGCAGGCGCAAGCTACGGCTAATACTGCATTGGATTTAATTAGTACAATATCGCAGGCATTGACGTTAAATACCGGCGCGGCAGATCAAAAAGCCAATGAAGCTTTAATTAAGATTGAGCAATTGGCGCAAAGCATCGAGATAAACAATGCCATTGCACAAACCAAGGCGCAGCAAGCCTTAGATGCAGTAGCTAAACTTACCCCAATGGTTGAATGGTTAGCATTGGCACCGGCACCGCGTGAATTCAAACGCTCACGCTATGGCGCGTTTTACGACACTACTACGCAAACAGCGCCAGCTATAAACACAGCTACACCGATTACATTTAACACTACAAACCTATCAAAAGGCATCTATCTAGGTACACCAGCATCACGCATCTACGTAGATACGCAGGGCATTTATAACGTGCAGTTTTCTATTCAACTAGACAAAACTACTGGCGGCGTAGATGAGTTTTTTGTATGGTTTAGGCAAAATGGCGTAGATATACCAGATTCATGCAGCCAAGTTAGAATACAAGGTAACAATGCCGAAGTGTTAGCAACAGTGAACTATTTTGTAAACATGAAATACAATGATTACATGGAGATAGTGTTTGCAGTAACGGATACAGCTACTAAAATCACATCGTTTCCTGCTACTGCGTTTTCGCCATCTATCCCTGGCATTATTGTTACAATATCCAATAACATCGAAGGCATGATATGACCATCACAGTCAAGGTTTTAGTACCACCAAAGCAGCTAGAAGCTACGCAAACAACGCAATACACGGCTACCAATTGCAGAGCCATTATTGACAAATGCACGGTTACAAACACCAATACAAGCAATATCACGGTTAGCGTTAACTTGGTGACTAGCGGTGGCACGGCAGGTGCAAGCAATTTGATTGTAGATAGCAGGTCAATCGTACCTGATGAAACCTACACATTCCCTGAGCTAGTGGGGCAGGTGTTAGAAGCATCATCATTTATCAGCACCATAGCAAGCTCGGCCACATCACTAACCATGCGGGTTAGCGGTCGTGAAATAACATAAGGGGCAGATTATGGGATTCCTAGATGCAATTGTAGGCGCAGCAACTGGCTTTATTGGCAGTGGTGGCAATCCATTGGGCGCATTGGCC